GGAACACTGAGTACAGGCCAACTGTCTGGAGACATGCCCTTACGCATACCGAAGGCAGCGATAGCATTATCTAGCATGAAGTTTGTTAAGCGCTCTTCGTGGTTTCCCGCTAGCCAAGTGATCTTAGCATTTGGTGCGGCTGCCCGCAACTGACCACATATTACTGTGGCGCTGTCAATGGACGCTTGGGTAGTTCTCTGGAACGCTGGAGACACACGGTACTTACCTAAGTTAGGGAGGTCTAGGTTGTCACCAACAAGTACCACCATGTCTGGCTTCGTGTCCTTAACAATAGACAACGCTATAGAAATAGCAACCTCATCGTGAGTGGCCTCTAACTCTCCGTCCTTGTTTCGGAAGTAACCGATCTGCATATCAGGAAGGACTACGCAGGTATTTAGTCCCGTCGCCTTCTTCTTGGTGGCAGTACCCTTGGGAAGTGTGATGGATGGTCCGGGTTCAAGAACAGGCCACTGTGGTCCGTGTTCCCACGACGGAGAAATCTGAATACCGACCAAGTCATGAATATGCGCTTCACCATCTTCGTCCTTTGTGAGTGACTGATAAATGGAGATCTTCTTGATGTCCCCAATATCGTCAATGTCTATGTTCTGGCGGTCTAGGAGGGACGCTAGTTTACCGATAGCGTGCTTAGGTGGACCTTGATCTAGTGAGTCCGTTAACTTCTTCTTAGTAGCCATTATTGGTTGTCCTCCGTCTGGTAGCATCCACAGGTTTCCCTGAGGTGTCTCTGAATAGTAGCAGATGACAGTGAGTACCCTTGTGTGGTCAGAACAGAGGACAGCCACGAGGAGGAGTACACTTTGCGTTGCCCACTGTTGGTGTCCTCCTTTATTTTGAGTAGCGCTCTGTCTAAAGCGACTTGCTCGTCATTATCTAAGGACGCACGAATAGAACCGAGAAGGCACAACCGTTTGTGGTCATTCCTCGTGGGTTTCTCTAGTGCCTCAACTAGGGTGACGGCGGGTTGTCCATTCTTCACAGCAGGTACTCCTTCTTGTGTTTTCTTAATGGTACGTTCAGTGACGAGAGCATTGCTCTAATCACGTCTTATCCAGTGTACCCCATCAGAGGGTCACCCGTGCAACAATTCTAAACTTCGTCGCCCCGGCCACGGTGCCAGCCCTCATGGGAGGCTAGGCGCTCTACTGTCTTGTCTAGTTTGTTGTCTATTTGTTCGGTTCGACGGTCAATGTTTTTAAGGATGGTTTGGTTATCGGTGTGAGCGGTTTCATTCTCTTTACGCCCACGGGATGAGATAACAGCGAAGAGTCCCGTAATAAATGCGATAATGGCGCCTCCCAAGGCGGTGATAAACTCAGTGGTCATTAGAAAAGACCGAGTTGGTCGGGGTTTAGTTTGGACTTAATACTAGTCATGTCACTTTCTAGGACACCACTACGCATGGACGCTCGGCTTGGCTCGGCGGCGGGTGGGTGGGCAATCTCTAGATACGCCGTGTCGTGCAAGTGGTTGTAGTACGATGTTGGATCTGTTTTCTTAAGGTGATTTAAGTCTTTGTGTTCTTGCTTTATCTCTCTAACGTAGTCATCCCCACTACGACTTTGTATACGGTTCTCTTCCCACCCAATTCCTTGCGTAGCACTGGCAGGCAGGTGAACATCCTCTCCATATTGGTTGAAGGTTACAGCACCAACTATCTCCCCACCCCGACGGGTAGCGAGGTTGTTAAAGGCGTGTAGGGCATCGGAACCGGTAGGTACCTCTGGAACACCTTGACGAATACCCACCTGTAGGACGGCCATGTCGCTTGGTTGTTGATAGTCTAGAGGGAACTTACTATCTGAGGCTTTTTTAGCGAGAGCGGTACCTCGTCCCCCACGACCACCTTGTGGGGGTATGTACCTCTTCTGCCCAGTGGTGTCAGCGCCCTGCCAAGAGTCCTCTGCTGTGGCACCGTGTGGGGACAGTGTACTATCTTTAGGAATAGGTTCTATAGGATTACTACTTCGTGATCTTACAATCCGTTGCGTTGGAGTGAACCCCTCTGGGCGATTACTCTTATCAAGGCCCTCCTCATAGGAGCCAAGTCCCTCGGCTTGCGTAAAGGAAAGGGAACCTTGGTTACGGTCACCTGTTAACTGTCGTGCTCTCGTTATGGCGTCCTCGTGCTGAAGGCTCCCCCACATGGAGTTTGCTATGTTGTGTTGGTACGATTTTAGTTTTGGTCCTTTGTTCAGTTCGGAGTGGTGGACCTCTCCACGAAGTACCTGTATAGCGCGGGTGGTTCCTAATGACATTGATTTTGATATATCAGTGGCCCCCAATGTATCACTTGAGGTTTCTGATACTTTCAAGTGTTTACCCATTCCCGCATGCCATACTGTGGCATCTGGGTCACTGAGCGCCTCGTGTATGGATCGTAAATTACGAACTTCCATCATGGGGGAGGACTTTACACTTAGAGCAGCGGAGGCCGCTGCTAGCACATGTATGTCGCGACCGGGAGCAGCGTCTCGCAACCCTTTATTATGTTGATAGTACCAATCACCCCCACGCACTGGTTGACCCTCTACGTGTGCCCTTGTTACAGCCTCATCTACTAGACCTGCTCTACTATTGGCTGCTCTAGTTAGAGTTATTGGGATGTTTTTTATATGAGGCCCTATCTCAGATAGTTTGTCATAGTTTTTGCTAGCGCCTTTACGTGCGGCATCCTTATTACTTGGGTCGTCCCGTATAGCCGCAAACCTATCCAACGTGGGCTGCACGCGATCCGTAGCGGTGTTCCCATACTCTTTCAGGGCACGGGAAATAGCGTCTAGAGACCGCTTAGGCATATCCTCTACTGTTGGGGGTACCAACTTATGCTTAGGAGTATCCTCATCTAAAGGACCCCCAGAGTTGGACTCTTCCATGTTCTACACCTTTCTTTCTGGTGTAGGGTATTTAGTCGTTTACGCGAACGGCGTTCGGGCGATTCATGTGACCACCAGAGTTGAATGAACGTTCAAAGGTAGGCATGCCATCACCGGCGACTACGCCTTCAACGAACTCGCCAAGAACTGATGGTGCTTCAATCCAAGAAGCCGAGCCAACATGTGCTCGTTCTGCCATCGTTTGTTCTGCTGGTTTGTAGAGTGCGGATGGGTTGTTATGGTTTGCACGACCGGGTGCTGACGAAGTGTCAACATACGATCCGATAGCGAAGTCGTTAGGGACATCGGTATCAGTCGCTACACCTTCCTCAAANCGAAGTGATCCACGGTTGCCGGGAATATCCGGTCCAAGGGTCCGTTCAAATACGTTAGGTGTACGCTCAGGAAAGCGTGGTGCGGGTGCGACAGTTTGGTTAGGTACGTCCACGATATTGTCCTCCATAGGGAACTTGGTGTTACTTAAAGTATAGCACCTTTTAGAAGAAGGGGTTTTCCGCTACGGTCAGTGTGGGCATAATATCGTGCACAGTAAGGGAGCACGCTATGGCCAAACTGTCAGCATAATCATCAAAGGCTCCCCGCTCTTGTGGTGCCTCTGCAAGAAGGTATGGCCCCCGGTTTACACGCTCTAGATCTAGCATCTGTTGATTAAACTTCTTCCATCTCTTTGTGCGTCTTGCCTTGGAGTGCCCCGGTATAACTAGTTGTTCTCTCTGCATGAGTTCTGTCAAGTGTACCCACCTCTCATTNTGCGCTTTAGAGTCAGAGGATAGTGGCAACACCTCAATGTCTGATAATAGTAGTCCTAAGCGCTCTGCTACAGCACCCCCCACACCTTGAGCATCCACCCCTATTCGTAGTACATCATACTTGCGAACGAAGTCAACGATCTGGAAGTACTGGCTTTCCCAGTCCACGTTGTGTATTTCTAGCCAGTTTAGGACACGGTGCTCAAAGAACCCTAGTCCATCAGGATGATCCCAATCCACCCACACAGCAGTAGCCACAGTGGAGTCGTTGGATCTAGCGACGTCAATACCGATAACAATGGGGGTCCTCCACCACTCTGGGATTAGTGGCATAGATGAATCATAGAGGTGCTCTAAGCGCTCCTCTGTAACGAACATGCCCTTCTCAAGTATCCACTCATTCTTATAGGACATTCTGAACTCATCAGAGTCCTCGCCAATGCGTACACGTTCTTTAGCGATAAACTTGCCGTAATTGCCATTATACTTGGCCGCTACCTTCCAATCATACTCAAAGTGTGATTGCCTGTGTCCACGACGTTTGTTAACGTCCCTGCGCTTGTTATACTGTATGGCCTTGTAGAAGTAGGACTTATTACGAGTAGCAGTTCCCGTGAGAGTGATAGACCCATTGTTGAACGCCAGCATGGGTTTAATAGACTTGTTAATCATGAACTCGTCGGCCTCTTGGGCCTCGTCCACGATAGCAAAGTGGTAGGTCTTTGACTCAATCTTCGCTTTAGGGTTACACGTTTGCATGCGACACAGTGACCCTGAGTTCTTGAGGGACACCATTTTACCCTTACCCCGAGAACCACCGGATGCCGCTTTGTCATCAATCTCTGGATCTAGCAAGAAGCCCGTAGCGTGGTCACTAGTAAGTTTAGTAACAATACGACTGAACACGGTGTCTGCTTGGTCCTCTGTGGGTGCAAACACACCACACCAGAATCCTTTATCAAACTTGNCTAACCACAGAGGGTACACTGAGGACAGTTTGGGAAGGATCACCATTAGTGCCGCTACTACATTAGATAGTACTTCAGACTTGCCGCTTTGTCGTGTAGCGATCAGTGTTATTTCTTCACCGTCGCCCACAACGATGGACTCAATAAAACGGTAAGCGATAGGTANCTGATAAGGGAAGAACGTTATATCACAGAACTCTTCGGTAAATAGAAGTAACTTCTTAACTAACTCATCAACGAACGCTGTTGATGCCTCATCTAGTTCCGGTTCGGCAGCATGTAGATCATCAATATCAGTCGGCACATACTCTTCTGCTTCTTCTTC